GCCGTGCTGGGCGGAACTGCCGGGGAATCCCAGCGCCGGGCGGAAACTCGAACAATTGTTCGGGTTGTGTGCCGGGAGCGAGCTGGAGCGCCGGGGGAATCTTCCGGGCGGGAGATGCCGGGGAATCGCCGGGCTGCCAGCGGAACCGGGGGAGCTAACCCGAACAATTTATCGGGTTGTTGTCCCCGGCAAGTTGTCCCCCGGCCCGAATCCCGATAATATGTCTATATGTAGTAGAGGCGCTGGGAAGCCCGATGAGTAACCCGAACAAATTCCCCAAGCCCGACCCCGAAACCCGAAACAACCCCACCTGACGGCCCGATTCTGGGGCGCTGCGGCCCCGCCAGCCACCCCGCACGGTGTTAATCCCGACTTATTCGGCTTCGCCGCTACAGTCAGTTATAGGGATTTGTTCGGATTTTGTGGGATTTTCTGCGGGTGTTACGTCAATCATGCGATTTTTAGCACGTTCCATAAATTCTTGCAGTTGCTCAACGATCTGCTCGCGGCTCATATTGTCAACGTGTTCGTGTGTAACATGGCTACGCGCTACCATGAGGCCAGTCACCTTCAAGCGCAGTTCCTCGGCTTTGATTGCCGCTGAGAAGTTGCCCTGCTCCCATGCTTCATCTCTGAGTCGCTGCATATCCCGAACAGATTTGGTTATGGTTACGCCGTACTTGCTTTCGAGTTCCTGCCGCATTTCTTCCATGCGCTCTTTGACTCGTGGGTGATTGAGAAGCTGCACGGCTGACACGTTCGGGTTTTTGTATCCTGCTGCTCGTGCTGCTGCGGTTTGCGTCATGTCTTTGTGGATGTAGTTATCAAGAAACTTCTGCTGGGGAGGCGTTAGGCGTTTTACTCCCTTTTCTATCTGCTCACCTACTTTTGGCATCTGCTGGCTCAACCCGAATAATTTATCGTGTTGTTAGAATACCGCTGGGCGCTCGCTGGTGCAAGCCTAAAAGTTCCCAACATTTCCCAAGCTACGGCAGTTTGTCGGCGCGTCTATTCTACGTCAGGGGGGAATGGGTTTATTCCCCCCCTATATAGGGGGTGACGCAGTTGACGTAAAATAACCCATTGATTTTATTAAGTTTTTTACGTCAAAACGCAAAGTTGACGTAGTTGACGCAAACGGGTTAAGTCTTTGATTTTATTGTATATTCTACGTCAGCGTCAACCGCGTCAGGTTTTGACGTGAAAAAAGTTGACGTAAAAAATCGTTTAAAATCAATGGGGCAAAAAAGATAAATTTTTTTACATTTAGGGGTTGACCGTCCCAAATAGATTTAATAGGGTTGGGACAGTCTTAGTATTGAAGGAGTAAAAGCTATGACAAACACAACGACAAAAACCCGTATCATTCGCGACCTTGAGGGCGACCTATTTGACGCGAATCATGTTACCCGCCGTCATTTCCGCATGTGGTTAGATGGTTCTTATTTGGGTGAAGATAGCTACCGCATGAATATCAACGAGCTAAAGGCCATTGTTGACGGTGGTGAAAAAGGTTGGCGCAAGCGGTTGCACAGTTGGACAATTAACCAATTTGTTCGCTTTACTGCGCACGATGCGGACTGCTCATATGGTTACGCGCAAAAGTGCATTGTGGATCACTTCAAGGGTTTTGATACCAAAACAGGCTTTTTGCCACCTTATCCAGATTACAAGCATTTTATGTGGCTTTTCACCGAAGAGCTTGCAAACGATGCTTGCGACTTGATTGAGGATTACGTGAAAGAAGCCGAACAAGAGTGGCGCGAAGCTGCGTAATAATCCGAACACAAACTTCAAAGCCCCGCCAAGCGCGGGGTTTTTTATTGTTGACACTTGGGATTTTATGGGATAAAAAGATTTATCTAGCAAAGAAAGGAAATAAAATATGT